CCGGCCTGAGAAACGGCGAGCTCCGCGCCCTGCTGAAATCCGATGTAAACCGTCGGCAGAAATACATCCGCATACGGAAATCAAAAACCGCGGCAGGCGTGCGTATCATACCTATCCATAGCCGCATATGGCCTTTTGTAGAAGTGCGCCTATCCTGCAATGGTTCCCATCTGATAACCGACGATAGCGGCATGCCCTATACATATAGCCGTCTAGCCCGCCTTTTCACCCATGTTATGGAATTGGTGCACGGCGAAAAGCATAAGCTCCACGACACCCGCCACACCTGCGCCACGTGGCTTGATGACGCCGAGGTGAATGACAACGCCAAGAAAATGATTCTCGGGCATGCACGCAATGATGTGACGAACGGCGTCTATACCCATAAAAACTTGCGCCAGCTGCGGAAAACCATCGAGAAAATCTGATACCAACCTGTTACTAACGGCTACCTATTGCAACAAAAAGTATCGCGGATATCGAATGATCCGTGATACTGATTTGTCCCATAGAAAGCCCACGATTTAGCCAGTTTTCGCTCTTTCTGTACAGAGCAATGCGGGGCGGCTGAGATTAGAAAATACGCGACGGAGACTGAAAATATACAGGGTGGAAACTGTGACATAAAGTCTACTGTTTATTTTCCTATTGCATTTCCATCGTTTTGTGGCGCTGTTACTTTAGGTCAAATTTATGGTGGGCGAAGTGACCATTATGGCAATATGCAGTCTATCACCAATACATATTTCACAAAAGATGGATGGGATAGTAGATATATCGCCATAGGCAGATAAACAGGGTGTAACTGGCAGTAATACTTGCAATTGGCCTATCGCTTTCCCGTCAAATTGTTTAACAGCATTTGCCCAGTTCACACCGGATAACAGTAATGATGATCTGTGGAATAATGATTTGTTTATGTATTTCACAACGACTGCCGTAAGGTGTGGCGGAGAAGGCCGTAATTTTTACCATATTGGCATTGGTGTGTAGACAGGGTGGATATACGAGGGTAGGGTACAGAACCGACGTTAATATAGCATTCCCTATATCATTCTCGCATGTGTTAGGCATTGCGGGGCTTGCAGTGGTAAATGATCAGAATTCGAGTGGTCGAGGGCTCGAACATATCAAGGAGTTTTCTGGATCATCTTTCACGTATTACTCGGGGTACGATATAACTAATAAATGGCTAACATGGCTGGCAGTTGGTATATAGACACAGGGTGGAATTGGTGGTTCCTGTTTCACATATCCGCTTGCCCTGTCTAGGGTTTTGACGGTTGCGTTTTCGCTCAATAGCGGCGTCTGGAGTTATAACTGGTATACGCAAGATTCGAAGGTAAATATCAGCAATACAGCTGCATCAAACCCCAAAGGTTTCCCGTACAATTGGCTAGTGTTCGGTATCGTTTAGTAGCCGATAGCTATCCAGAATAGTCCTTGAGTTTCGCGATCCCCCGCGGTCTGAAAGCCGGTTTTAGACGTATTCCATACGCGAAACTCACACGAGCCTCCGGACTGCTTCCCCTGAACGACTACCGATGAAAAGGAAGAAAAAGCTATCGGGTAAGTTATATACCCAGAGCTAAATCCACCCTGTATAATTAGCGGTATTGCGCCACTGAGTTTTACCCACCATGCATTTGCATTGGAGACATCACCTGCGATAACTCCGACACCAGGTTCGTTGATAGCCCCAATAGCCGTACGCACTTCTTCTGCCGTCGCTTTACCAAGTACTCCGCGCATGAATTCTGACAGACTGGCAAGAGATGCTGCGTTTGCTCCTGTGAAGTAAGGTAATTTATCAGCTGATGGACGGAGTCCGCCTAATGCTTTTAGTGCAGTAGTTAAAGCAACTTCGATATCAGCATTATCACTTCCATCAAAAGAAGCAGCCTTGCCCGTCAGACAATCCCCAATAACGTTGATGCATCTAGCAGTTTTTAGCTTCGTAGCAGATGCTGCATTTCCAGCAATGCCATTAGCATGGGATTGGGCGCTTTTGTTATGATTTGCAAGCGTATCAGCTCCGGCTGCTTTGTTAGCATCAATAGCTTCTTTCAATCGGGCATCGTTAGAGAAGAGCTGACTTGCCATGTCGTTTTCCAGTTTATAATGAACCGGATCAGATGAGATTCGCTGCGGAAATCCGTCGGAATTGAAGTCAAGAGTATCATCGATTCCGTCTGTTGGTCTTGTCACATTCCCCACCGAAGCGGGAAAATCAGTTTTCCATTTATCAAGATATTTTGCCATGTCTATTCCTCCCATTTAGTAATGGACGAACCATAGGTATATTTCCCATCAAATTGGATTTTTCCATTCCATGAAAAGCCTAGATACACATTGAGTCCCAAATGTGCCGGCTTGTAATAGATGATTGTATTCTGCATCTGTTTCAAATCTTCTGTATTTGTGGATGTAGTGTAGATATTGAAATAGTACTTGTCGTTATGTTCCTCGATGTATCCATATCCGTAGGCATTCACCACTTTCCCCAAAAAAGATACCGTGCTGGTTTGCGTACCTTGCAGCTTAACCAGCACTTTTTTGCGCCGTTGTTCATAAGTATCTTCCGGGCTAGGGTGCAGGTCCAGCACTCGTTCCCACATGGATAGTCCCCAAGTCGCTTTCTCGACGAAAAACTGATTCAGCGCATCGAGAATAGCATTACGGATGTTTTCATGCTCCCATGAACACGCCTCACATACTGCACGGAAATGAGGATCTTTTTTTAGAAAAGGCGGCAAGTACTGCGTGATATCTATTTTGTCAGATGACCTTAGTAGTCTAGTCAACCCTAGTCACCCCCATAGTGCCGGCTCTAGGCAGGTATCCTGATGGAATTCTTACATTACTGATACCACCATTGATTTTTAGTGAGTCATAGTCTGAAATAGCACCACTATTAAGCAGTACCTTGCCGACTTGGGCAATGGATACATAATCACTATCAAATCCACTATCTACCAAGTACGCATCCAGTGTATTTTTCAGCACAGACGCATAATCCTGTAAATATTCCTGATTGACCTTTACGTTAGCCGTCACGTTGATATTGAGATATGCCGGCGCCGCTACGGTCACAGTGGCACCGATGGGCCGTACCGTCTCGATATAATCAGCCACCTTTTTCTGCAGTTCCTGACTGGCTGCATTTTTATTGACGTCGGTAACCAACACCCTGACCGTGCCATTGCCGTTCCATAGGGGAATGACTTTCACATCCCCCACACCAGCTACGGAGAGGGCCCATTCCTTATAATGCATCACATTCCCCGACGTAGCAGGCGTTCTGACATGTACCAAGTACCGTTTCAAGAGAGATTCGTCTGTTTCTTCTTCAAAACCATCGTGGGTAGCATCCTTATTGATGACTTTCGACACCCCGGGAATACTCATAGGTACCTTGTCGATGGTGTTGGCCCCCACATTACCCGAAGTGCCGGCGATCTGCGCCGTGATTTTTACATCCACGGTCCCGTTATCAGCGATGGTACATGCTGCATCAGTCGTAAAATATACATTATTGTCTGTTGAAAATACGGAGCCCTGCGGGACGATGGTACCTTTGGTACCGGTGATAGTCAGGGCCCCAATGGCTTTAACGGCCGGTTTCCTATCAATGCCGAACTCCGCGGCGCGAAGTGTCAAGTATTCACCCCATGATGTATCCGCGAAGGCAGCCTTATAGAGCTGCTCAATTTCGACTTCGCTCTTCGCAAACTCAAAGCTATTGGACGCCAACACATCATTTTCAAAGGTTCCTTCGATTTTCGACGCTTCAATCCCGCTTTGTCTTTGCAATTCCTGCAGGATTTCGTTCTGATCTCTAGCTACATACATTACGCACTCACCTCCCCATAGACCGTTGTCAGGTCAATCGTTACTGTCGCCTTTCGCCCTTCCTGTGAAAATGAAATATCATTGATGGATAGAATGTAGGGATTTACCATAAGGCATTCCGTAATCATTCGTTTCAGCTCGCTGATTCGTTCCTGTACTCCCATCACCAATCCTATAAATGGCTTGATTTCGATACCGTACTGCCACGAATAAGCAAGGTATGTATAGCGTTCTGTGGCCAATGCTTTATATACCCATATCTTGATAGCCTCGGTGCCTTCTAGCAGGATATGCTTTCCCGATTTGTCATACAGGAAACAATTCTTTTCAAAATCCCATGCGAATTCTTTAAATAACGGTAGATCCTGCGTATCAGAGGAAGCCTGAATCAAAGCTTCGCTGGCACCGACAAAAGGAAACGCTTCACTCATAGTTTCACCCCGCTATCTGCTATCCAATATAGCTGATTTCCTTCTAGATTCTTTGAACCTTCCAAAGGTATCACTAGGACGATAGTTCCCGGCTTTAGCGTATCCGTCCATGTCTCATCGTTATCAATAGGATGATTGTGGCTGGCGTATTCCGCATAACCGCCACCACCGCCACGATAGGACGTCTCGCCTACCATGTGCCTGGTATAACCGGGCATGAGGTATCTGGAGATATAAACATCTTCCTTGTGGAGCTGGATAGTGTTGACATCAATAGCGATATCAGGAGGCGGCGATCGCACGATACCCATCTGAGCCATTTGCACCTGCTCGTCTTTCCCTGCCTGGTGCATCAACCCGATCATGCGATTGGCCGACTGCTCGATAGTTGGAATTTTATCCGCCATTGGCTCCCGCCTCCTCTTTGGTCATAATGTTTTCAAATTCCAGTTCCAGTTTCATGGTGTGCATACCATTCTCAAAGATATGGCTATCGCTCTTGATCCAAAACTGGCCTTTGAAATATTGCTCCTGCACGGCAATGGAATAGGGGGCTACCACCCGATAATCGCCCAGCATATCTAAGGTGCCTGTTCTATCAGGGCCTTTTAGCAACGATTCGATTTCCTGCTGCGCATTGGCTTTTGGATTGGTCTTATATACATCCTGTATCAAGCCATATTTTTTGATTTGGTCATCTTCGGATTGATAGCCGGTGGCATTCCCCTCTGCATCAGTGATCACGACCTGGTTCACCATGTTTTCAATGCTTTCGGCAAACCGTTCATTCAATACATTGGTATACCCATTGGCTTCGTAGTCCTTGATGAGAGTTCCCTTTTCGACTACATCCAGCTTACTGCCATTCATCAGCAGGGCATATTTCTTCTTTGTTTGCTTCGCCGCCTCGGTATACGCCATGAGAATAATCTGATAGCCAGATTTCCTGACAGCAATGAAAGAAACGGGTGTCCCTGTAGCAAGGATATTGCCCGTTTCGATTCCCAGTTCATTACAAACCGACTCCGTGATACTTTCAGGAGTCATGTCTGTAAATTTACGTGTAGTTTTGCTTTTATTCAGGATAAACAAATTGTCATAAGCAGTGACAGAGACTTTGGACGCCTGCACGTCCCGCTCCAGATGAAATATATGCCCATGGAATCGAAGCGTGCCGTCCTCATCGTACCCATATACCGTATCGCCATTATCCAATGGATGATTAGGTAGGTTGGGATCTCGATAGTCCTGCACTACATCAAATACCAGCCGGCGGGCTGCCTGCAAACGGGACCCGGACCACTCGATGCGGCTGATTAGCTGCGTGATGTCATCTACATGCTGAGTCTCTTTTCCATCACTATCAGTCGTTATGTATTCGTGTTTGACAATCATTTGATGATCAACCTGCCAATCTTATCAGCGTTATTGATAGCCAAATCTTTCAGATCATTGCTTTGGGCAATACGACGCCATTTGTTGGCCTGCCCGTAGCATTTCTTGGCCACGTCCACCACATCCTTCGCCTTTTTCAGTTTAGCTGCCGAATCTGCTTTTGTGTCTGGCGATGGTCTGTCTTTCAAGCCCGTGGTCTTATCTACCTGCTTATTGTTGTTGGCAAGTGGCGTATTCAGATCCTTGTACTCGGTGAGAGTCAAAGCGTAGTAAATATCCCGACTTCCATCCTGTTCTTTGTAATCGAATTTCATGATACCGGTCATAAGGTTGACCGGTGAATCAGTGATAATGATTCTGACAGGCTTTCTGCTTTCCTTCCACTTCCTTAGTTTTTCGATGAAAAAAGACGGTTCGAGTGCATCCCCAACTACGAAGGGGTAGTCATGTACCGAAGCTGGGAAAAAACACTGAAAAGAAATCCGCTGCGCCTGAGGCAGCCCAAAGACGAGTGCCTCGCCTACCTGCTCGACATTGACAACCTTATTCCCCTGCCCGGTAGATACCTCGTATACACGCGGCGTAACAGGCAGCGTGACTTTTTCTGTTTCACAAGAAAGAATGATCTGCCGCTTCGAGCTGCCTCCACCTAAGATTGCGGAGGCGATATTTAACGCGGTACCAAGTGCTCCCCATGCTTTCATTACGCACCTCCGTAGTTTGCATAGCCCTGTTCGAGGGCTCTCATGATGGTATAAGCGATTTTGTCCATATCGGCTTCATTTCTCACAACGAACGTATTTCCCGTAACCATGACAGAGTTCCCAGATGCGGTCGAATTCTGTACTTCACGGGAAATGATCTGCGCTGTTTTCCCCGCCGGATAAATCCGGCTGCCCTGCGGCAGGTCGATGAGTTCGCCACCGTGTTCATTGATTTGTGCCAAACCGCCAGAGAAATGCATATCCCCTACGGCGTCCATCGGCACGCTGTCATCGACACGCACAGCGCCATCGCTTCCAAAAGAGTAATGACTCATAGCGCTGGCAGAAATCTGCGAAATTTTAGAGGAAACCGGTGCCATGACGTTTGCTTCAAACCATGCTGC